GCTGTTGTTCCGCCGTGTGTGAGGCTTGCGGGAGGATTCATTTTGTAGCTGGCGATGGCGATGCCAGTTACGAGTCGGGGCGCCTTGAGGAGCTTCTTCAACAAGCGGACAAGAAGCCGGATAAGTACATCCCGGTATACGATAGCAGCTACATCAGAGAGGGGTATTGTCCTGCGACGGGGAAACAGATCGTCCTCGACTGTGAGTGTGAGCCGGTGAAGAGGTTTTGTGAGTGGGTGGAGCATCATGCAGACGACTTGACTGACTACCTTGTTCTTTTCTGGCGGGAGAAGAATAAACAAGCTCGGCGGACGGTCGAGCAGAGCGGCGAACGGGCGTTGGATCTGATGGTGGTCAGATGAAATAGAAGCGAGGATGGCCGGGATGTTCCTGGCCGCCATTTTGTAACTCTTTGTTGATGTCACCGGCATCGGTGAAGAGCGACACAGCGAGATTGCCCGTCCGGGAGCAGTTTGGTTATCCTCAAGCATGCTTGGACAACGCTGGCGGAATACCACTTCACTCGGGCGGGTGATTAGGGCATGTAGTTCAATAGGCAGAACAGCCGTCACAGCACGGTAGTTGGAGGGTCGAAACCTCCCATGCCCATTCCATCACGAGACGCCGGCGGTAGATTGGCGGAAAATCGTTTTAACACCGATTCGCATGCCGTCAGTTTGCCGCCGGCACTTTTTTTCTTGAAGGGAGATTAGCATGTTCGACGGTATTGACTCTATGTTTCGTGCATTGCTCTTTCTATCTGTGATTGGTGTCGTGTTTGGATTTTGGAAGATCATTGAACGCCGAGCATGAGGGTCAATCATGACAAGCGAAGCGCGGAATGATTGTACCCTCGATGCTCTTGTTGGCCGGGGCTTCAAGACGATTGTGGCCGATCCGCCGTGGAAACAAAGCATGTCGGGCAAGTGGAAAAAACACCCGGCTGCAAACCGATTGCCGTATCCGACCATGACGACTGACGAGATAATGGCGTTGCCGGTTGAGCAGATGGCGGCGGACGGGTGCCATTTGTGGCTGTGGACGACGAACGCCTTTCTGCGGGACGGGTTTGACGTGATGGAGGCGTGGGGGTTCCGGTATCTAGCCCCCGTCCACTGGATCAAGCCGAGCGGCATAGGCAACTGGTTTGTCCACCGGACGCAGACACTTTTGTTCGGATACCGTAAGCCGTGCCGCATGGGGGGCGGGCGATACAGCCCGAACATCATACAGACCGGGTTGCCGCCGAGGCACAGCGAGAAACCTGAAGAAGCGTTCGCACTGATTGAGTCCGTGAGCGACGGGCCACGGCTTGAGATGTTCGCCCGTCGCCCGCGTGAAGGCTGGACGGTGTGGGGGAATGAGGTAGAGGCCAACTGGTTATCTGGTTCTTCTCGCATATTCAATGGGTGTGATACTTTTTAAGCACTTGACTTCGTTCCACGTTTGCAGTATCGTTCTTAAATCAACGTCGTCACAATCGGCGTTGGGTGTGCCGCCGGGGCATGTGAGTTGCAACCTCAAACCGGCCCGTCCTTCACGGCGGCACACCGCTTTTTCTTTTGAAGGACAGATTGAAGGACTAAATGGACGCCCATCTTGCTTTAGGCTGTTTTGTACTTGCCGGCGTGAATCTTCTTTCGGCTCCATACGTTCCGTTTCCCGACTTGCAGGTCTTTGCCGGCGGTGCCGGGTTCGCATTTGGTATCGCAGTTCTTCTCCTGCCAAAAAGGACATAATGATCGAACTGAACCTCGATTTCTGGCAAACGGCAACCTTCATGGAAAAGGCGGTTTGCGTCACATGGTTCATCGTCACCGGCTGTTGGTTCATCGTTACCGGTTATGTTTTTCTCGCTGGAATTTACTCTACATACTTGAAGAGGAAAGAAAGCGAAGAACACAGGCAAAAAACAGATACTCTCTTTCAAGAGATGAAGCCGATTGCTTCTTCGCCTGCAAAGAAACCCGAAGCACTTACTACCGACGTGCCCGCTGCTTCCGATGTTCACGAGCACTCGACTGTTGTGACTGAAAACCCCCAATCTAAAAAAGGAGGTCCGAAGTGTTCTTAATAAGTACACCGCTATTGCATGTCGACACGATAGATTCAACGAGAAGACGAGGAATACAGGCGTGGGGACGTACTGATGCGTCTATTTCTGAATTCTTCCCCGTCATTTGTGTCGACTCTCTTCACAGACGGCTTATTGAAAAGCTCCCCACGAACTCAAGCACCCGAATCCGGGTCGACTTCTATACGACACAAGCCCGTAACCGCTGGAAGGTTCAGCGGATTACTTGGCGTCTCCACCTTTCTGAGATCACAGAATGCTCTTACTCTGATCTTCGGATCGATGGCCGGCGTGTCAGGTTCTATCGGGAGGCCGTCTCTTTAGTAAAACGGTACATGGAACGGTTCGATCGTGACGTCCTCTACGCAGAGATCGTTATCGTCAAGGATTAAGCGGTCTGCGATCATAGATGACACGATCGAATATATGAACACATTTCTATACGATTACGCCTTCTCACTTCTCAAGCCTTTACGTCTGGTTAGGGTTAAAAAAATGGCGAACGAAACCCTTAGTGAACTCTGGAGTAAACTAGAAGCCACGAACATGAAGGGCGAGATTTCCGATGAGGTCTGGTCAATGCTAACGCGACTACGACAAGAGCATCAGATGGAACTCGCCGAGCGGGCTGGTGGTCACGCCCGGTTCTTCGAGGCGGAAAAAGAGCAAGATGTTTATGTCCTGGAGTCGGCAATGACGGCTCGGGAGATCGACTCTATCCTCGACAACTACTCGATGGCTGAATTCGTTGATTCTATTTTGCTTTCAATGCGGGAAGCCTTGACGGAACGAATCCAACAGATCATGCAGATCCGTGATGACGTGCCGGGACGTCAATCCGCTGTGATTCGCGGGGCAAGATCTCAGGTTCAGTACGATGCCGAAATCCCTTGATGGAGAGAAGATTGAAAATGGACGAAATCGCGAAATTGAGAGAAGAACTCAAACAAGCGGAAGAGTATGCCGCCCGAAGCTGGCATACGATGGAGAAACTACAAGAGGACAACGAACTGCAAAAAGGCATCGCGAACCACGAAAGGGAACGGGCTGACGAACTACGGCAGCAAGTCTCCGAGCTAAAAGAAAAGCTTCTTCGGGTTACAGGGGCCCATTCTGGCGTTGAGTTAATTTACCAAAAGCAAGAAGGCCGGCACAGAGGCCTTGAGATCGTCGTTACCATTGATGAGAAGTGCATCTTGTTGGCCGACACACACGATAAGCGATACGATCTATTGCGATCCGTGTTGAATCAGATCGAAAACAAACTTCTAAACAGCGAACTCAACCCCGACAATGCCGACTGGCTGAAAGCTTACAACACACTTGCTAGGGCGGCGGGTGTTCCCCAGATTTCCACTAGCTCCACCAACTCTTCCCGATCATTGGCCGAGCAAGAGAAGTTCTACCAACAACAAAAAAACCAACAGCACGCCAACGACAAAGCTCTGATGGCAGCGGCTCAACAATTCGGCAACGGCAATAATCACACCGAACGGACCCCTGTCACGGAAGAGCAAAGAGAGCGAGTAAATGAGATCGTGAAGAAGGCAACCCGTAGAACTTCCAAAAGGAGACGAAAACGTGGCAGAGCCAATTAAAAGTAATATCGTCACCCCCAAAGCAGAACGGGATGGGGCTAAACCGGGCGGCTGTGCGTACTGCGAACAACCCGTCGGCTATGGGCATAAGGAAAACTGTCTATTCCTGCGGCGGCGAATTATTTCCCAAGCAAAGATCCGGTACGTTGCCGAAGTCCCCGCCGCCATGAAAGACACGGCTTATGAGGATACCCTCAACAGCGGTCGCATTTGCAGCAACCAATTGCTTATTGACTTGAAAGCCATGTTGGAAACTAATGACGGTTGTCTTTGTGGTTGCGTCCGCTGGGAAGTAGTCGAAGAAGAATGCGGCCCGTTCCTCAATGAAGAAGCGGACGGCGGGGAGTACCGGCCTGTCGAAGGGACGAACTTCGTTGCTCCAGCTACCGACGAAATTGAAAAGGGAATCCAAGATTTTCTTGATGATGTTGCCGGTGACATCGAAGACGATGAACCAAAAGAGTCTTGATAGTTTCGGAGTAGCCATGATAACCAAACCTCTTTACGACTGGGTAATAGACTGCTTCATCGAAGCAACCGACACACGGCGTTTCAATCTCAATGATTCGGTTTCCGAAGCAGAGTGGGGCTATTTACTGAACAACTTTAGGAGACAACTCAGTGGCGAGCAAAGCACACAGAAGAGCCAAACGGGAACGGGCGAAGAAAATCAAGTCCGTGAGGATCTTCCTCAAACGGAAGAAGGCGGAGAAGCAACAAAGGAAACGGGAAAAAAGACGCGATTCGATTTCGAGTGCCGGGCGTGTAAAACAAAATGGATCGGCGTTACCAAGTGGGCAAACTGTCCCCGATGTTACGAACTCAACGAACACGTTGAGTGGTTGCAGGGCGATATTCCGAAGCGGTCGCGAGACGAAGAAATCGCAGAACTCAGGGCCGAGGTAGAGCAACTGCAAGCCATCGTCGACAAGTCGCCCAAGACGGCAGACAACGTGTCGGTAGTTGAGGGCGACTATGTATTCATGGTTATTGATGGGGTGGTTCTCCGGCGACAAACCCGTGTCGTGTATGGCGGGCTAGGTGCCAGCACGGGCTATGTTGAAAACTGTCCGAGCACGCTGAATTACTCTGTCGACGTTCCTGTGTCGAAGTGTTACAGCACCCGCGAAGCCGCCGAGAAAGCGATGAAACAGGAGGGTAAATCCGATGACCAGCATTGACCACAATTCCGCCGAGTGGCATGAAGACATGCTGCACGCATTCGATACGGCCGCTGACGCGATGGAAGCGGAAGAATTTGGGGGTGACAATGCAGATCGCCAGAACATGGCGTACCGGGAGGTCGCGACGCGAATCCGGAATATGGGGAAACGGTACGAGAGACGGCACCTACGAAAAAACAAAAGCAAAACCGATGGTTGAAGTCGGGCGAATATACCGAACACCCTGGGAACCGAGCGGACTGTTTCGCGTGGTGGCCATTGAACCAGCCCGCAACGGTTTCGAGAAATCGGCCGCGGGTGTGTTCGTCGGCGATCATCCGGCCGGCTACAAGGATAGATCGTTTGGTCGCTACCTTACGAAAGAGCTAGAAGGCCGGGAAGAAAAGGGAGTCTGTTGTTGACAGAGACGGTGATAATATGCTCTAAATGTGGTGGTATTCCAAGGGAGCGTAGTCATGGAAGATCCAACCCGGCCGTATGAAGAAGATATGATGACCCGTCCAATGCCACCGACTCAACGTCACATGAAAGGTCAACTCAAGTCAATCTCTGATGCCCTGCATGGCATTCTCAGTCGGCTTTTGATCGTCGAACAACGATTGGATATGCTCGATGGCAAAAAGAAAACAACAGTCGATGGTCCGTGACGCCGTTCAATGGGCGGCGGACAACAAACGTCTTGTTGCTGTCCCCATCGGTACGACCGGCAAGGTTGATTTTCAGTGGGATAAAGCAGAAACACCACCACCGTCTGAGCTTGGTAAAGACTATCTTGAGTTTGCTATCAATAACCCGACGGCATGGATGAAAGACGTTATCCCGCGTCATCTTGGAATCGAAGAAGAAATGGATATCTCTCTCGAAGAGATCGAGCAAGAGAAAAAGTCGATTCAGGGAATTCGTAAAACACTGGCTGGTTTCGTTGGCGGCTGATCTCCGCTAAACCTACCGACGCGGCGGGTATTCATTCAGCCCAATGGCAAAGCGAATCAAAAAGAAACCGCCATCCTCTAAGCGTATAGGGCTCCCCAAATCGAAAAGTAAAACGACACCCTACTACGCTCCCGAATACTGCCCTAAAGCGAATCCGATTGAAAACCTAGAATGGCGACTCCGCTGGCGAAAGGCGGCGGCGACCGATCGGATTATCCAACGGGATTTTCGTCAAGCAGCTTTTGATGATGTTCTCTTTTTCTTCAATGCTTTCGGTTGGTGTTTCGAGCCCCGAGCCCGCCAGAAGATTCGTCCTTTCTGTACTTGGCCCCACCAAGATCCCGCTATCGTTACGATGGACCAAGCCATTACTGATAGCGAAAACTTACAGAAACAAATCGATGTCGTTGTCGATAAGAGCCGTGGTCAAGGGGCGACCTGGATCTATCTAATGCTCTTCCTGCGTCGTTGGTTACGCGACGAGCTATTCTCCGCTGGCTTAGTGACACGAAACGAAAAGCTTGTCGATTCACCCCGCGATCCCGATACCCTGATGTGGAAGGTGATATGGGCGTTGCAAATGCTCCCTTACTGGATGATTCCGGAGGGGCTCGACCTGAGTAAGCATCGAAATCTGAATGAACACTCGCTTATTAATCCAGCCAACGGGGCAACGATTGTCGGTTACTCCGCAACTGGCGACGTCGCCCGTGGTGGGCGTAAGACGGTATTTGCAATGGACGAACTAGCGGCATTCAAACAGGGTGAAGACTACAACGCTCTTAATTCGACCCAGCACGTTACCAATTGCCGGTTCCTTGTCTCGACCTATCTCGGCGACATCGGTGCTTACTACGATGCGGCAACCCAAGAAGGTAATGCCGTTAAGATTATCATGGACTGGAAAGACAATCCAACTTGTAACGCGAAGCTCTACCGGGTAGTCAAAGGACAATTTTTTGAATTTGATCCGAAACGCGGCAATCGACTAGGGCCGAAAGAATACGAGATCATCAAAGAGCAGCACTCGAAACTCAAACAACGCGGCTATAAGATCGAAGACGTTCCCCGGAATATCTGGTACAACGAACAGTGTCTTCGGCCGGGAGCAACTCCACGAGGCATCGCCCAAGAACTAGATCGTAATCCACATGGTTCCGTCGCTAAGATATTCGATGGCATGATCCTCAAAAGAATGCTCGATTCGCAAGCACGAATCCCCGTCGTGCAGGGACGATTGATCTACAATCCGGAAACGTCAACTATTCAAAATCCGTTTATCATCGAATCAGATGAAGGCGAGCTAAAGCTCTGGTTCAAGCCTTCTATGAACTGGGAAGTTCCGCCGGGTTCCTACGTTCTAGGAGCCGATATTTCTGCCGGTACGTCGGGGGCCTACACAAGCAATTCCGTCGCCACGATCATCAACCGAATGACAGGCGAACAGGTTGCCGAATGGACAAGCAACTCAACGATTCCCGTCCGCTTCGCTTCGGTGTGCGTTGTACTTGCCCGCTGGTTTGAGAACGCTCTGATAATTCCCGAAGCCAACTTCGGCGGCTCCTTTATGAAAGAACTCGTTGAAGAAATTGGCTATGAGAACGTTTACTACCGGGAGAGAGAGATAGTCGGGCTCCATCAGAAGACTCAGCAGCCGGGTTTTTGGATGACGAATGATGACACCAAATTGAAACTCTTTGAATCAATGCAAGAGGCGATGGCGGAAGGTAGTTTCCGACCCAGATCCCGAGCGATGATCGACGAATGCAAGCAGTACGAATGGAAGAACGGAAAGATCATACACGTTGGCTCCACCAAGACGGATGATGAGGGGAGTAAAGGAAAAGCTCACGGCGATCGAGTAATTGCCGCCTCGTTGGCTTGGATGGGATGCACCGAGGAACCGTTCACAGGGGAAGAAAATGAAGCAGAAACCCCTGTTTTTGAGGGCACAATGGCGGCAAGACTCGCAGAAACAGATAGAAACCGACAAGAAGATGGCGATCCATTCGAGGTTGAAACGCTTGACTTATTCGATAATCGTCAGTTATCTTTAGCAAATGACCCTTGGGGATAACCCAAAAAGCGGGGTAGAGCAGCAAGTAGCTCGACTGGCTCATAACCAGTAGGTCATGGGTGCGAATCCCATCCCCGCGATTTCTTTGACAATTCATTTGGGCGGCTTTCGTTGGATTGATCCCCTAACGAATAGTTAAGCCGATATTAGACGCCATGCGGGCCCGCGTACACGCATGGCGTTTTTTTATTGGTACGCCCAAAAACATGGGCGAGACGGATGATTGATCTCGGAAAGGAATCACACGTTCATCGGCTTTATACGGCTATCGAGTCAAGCCGTGAGGCCCTTCGTCCGTTTCGCCGGAATCGCAAGAGGATGGTTCAGGAGTACGTTGGCTCTTGGTACAACAGCAGCGGAGCCCCCTACGAGGTCCTCGTCAACCTGATGAACATGACGGCCGATGTATACACCATCGGTCTAGCAGCCAGTAATCCACGCTGCCGGGTAACGACGAGATATCGAGACCTCTGGCCTTTCGCTTACCGTTACCAGAAGAATCTCAACGACTACATCGAAGAGATTCGTTTCAGCGATACCCTTCAAGCCATCGTTCTCGATGCGTTCTTTTCTTTTGGCATGGCAAAAACCTTCCAGGCGGATTGGAAATCGATCCAACTGGAAGATGACATCTGGGCGGACCCCGGACGTCCTTACACCATGCGAATCTCTCCAGACGATTGCGGCTTTGATATGTCGGTCAAAGATTATCGACGCTGTAAATTCATCTGGGATGAATATCGGGTTAGCTGGGATTCACTTCGCAACGATTCCGATATGGATAAGTCGGTAATCAAGCGGATGAATCCCACTAGTAAATGGGAGCGGCCGGACGAACAAGCCAACGATATTACATCAGGCGACTTAACGGACAATGACGAGTATGAGCCGATGGTCGACTTGATGGATGTCTATTTGCCAGATCTCGACGCGGTCGGGATTTTCCCCAGGCATATCACCAGCAAGCCGCTCAAGCTGGTCGACGCCGGCGTAGAAGGCGGACCCTACTCCCGGCTTTCGTTGGCGGACACTCCCGATAATGCAATGCCTGTCTCGCCGGCAATGAATCAGATGGGGCTTCACTTGCTTTACAACGGTCTACTTCGCAAGCAAGCCCGGCAAGCCAAACGACAGAAGACAAATCCCACTTTTCGTGCTAGTGCAACAAGTGATGCCGACCGCATGAAACGAGTCAATGACGGGGACTGGGTAAAGGTACAAGATCCGAGTGCTATCAATATCGTTAGCCAGGGTGGAGTAGACCAAGCCAATGTTCTTTTCTCTGTGAATGTATTAGACCTCTTCGACCGGCAAGCGGGGAACCTACAAGCGATGGCGGGGTTAGGGCCGCAAGCTGGAACCGTGGGACAAGAAGAGATTATTCATAATGCTGTCTCTCGCAAAGAAGCGAAGATGCAGCAACGAGTTCACCGCTTCACTGTTGACGTGATTGGCGGTCTCGGCCAACTCATGTGGGCAGACGAGTTCCTAGAAGTCAATTCTTCAATGGAAGTCGCCCCCGGCACTGGCGTCCATATTGATTCGTCATGGACCCCGGAAATGCGGGAAGGCGATTTCTGGCAATACAACTTCGACGTCGAACCATATTCGATGAATTACGAATCTCCGGAAACAAAACTGATGAAGCTGGAGCGGGCGTTAAATCAAGCCGTTCAGTTGTTCCCGATGATTCAGCAGGCCGGCGGCACTATCGACGTACAGCAAATCATGCGGGACTACGGAGCTTTGCAGAACACCCCCGAAATCGAAAACTGGGTGACTTTCTCTATGCCTTCCGTTCTCCCGCAACCTAATCCGACCGGCGGGAGCATGCCTCAGCAAACCTCTCGCACTTATGTACGCAAAAACGTAGCGACTGGCGGAACTCCGCAAGCCCGAAGCGATAACCTCAAAGACATGCTTTCGCGGGGATTCAATGGCAGTGGTGGCAGCGGTCAAGCCAATAGCGTTGTGAAAGCAGGATAATGGCAAACGTTATCACTTACAAAGTGAACGGCAAGGAAGTTAGCCGAGAAGAATGGTTGCAACTAGCCGAGAAGAAAAATCGCGGCAAGAGCACCAGCGATATTTTCGGCCAGCGTCGTGTCAATAACGCTATCAGTGAAGCGAAGCCTTGGAAGTCCATCGGCATGGGAGTTCCGAGTAATCAAGTCGACGAATTCAACAGAGACTACGAAAAGGCAGGAATCGTAGGGGCTCATCACACCCCCGATGGGACGCTGGTCTGCGAATCCAATAACGCCCGCAACGAAGTCCTGTCTTTAAGGGGATACCGTGACAACGATGCCTGTTACCGCCAGCATTCAGGCAAGTAGGAGTAAGGATCGTGCCAAACGAACTATTGAACGATGACGGTTCCCTAGACCAAGCAGCCGCAAGTTCGGCTTTGGATGATTACGGTATGCCGTCAACCGAGGTCGCAGACGACAACAAACAAGAAACAAAAGAGACAAAAGCCGTCGAGGACGATGTGAAATCCGTCAACGACGATGATGCCACCATGTCGACGGACGATGGTGAAGATTGGGTTTCCCGGAGTGACATCCGCGAACTGATGGAGTCATTAGACTTGCCTGAATCAGTCGTGAAGCAAATGTCCGGACCCGATGAACTGCAACGTCATGCACGCTTCCTGGATCAGCAGTTGATTCGTGAAGGACGAAAACCCGGTGAAGACCAGGAGACCGTTCTAAAAAACCAGGAAGAAGCTGAGCGTCGCGAAGTCGCTCGGAAACGAGCGGAAAGTCAAGAACGGGACGAAAACGGGAACTTTGTCAAAGGCGAAGACCATCCGTTAGTCAAAGCCTTGACTGAGAAACTGGACACCGATTTCCTAGACGATGGTCTAGTTGAAGGTGTCAAGCAGATTGGGGATTACGTCGTGAAGCTGGAAAGCCGAATCGATGAAATGACCCAAGAGCGTGCCAACGAACAGCAGCAGGGTTTTGCTCAGGAGTTCGAGCGTATCGTCGACAATCTCGGGCATCCCGATATTTTCGGCGAAGGTGACATTCAACCGGGCTCGGATGAATGGAACAATCGCAGTAAGCTCTGGGATCAAACCGCTGGACTGGTTGAAGGCATGCTTCGTCGTGGCAAGCAAGCAAGCTTGTCGTCTATCATCAAGAGGGCTCTGAATGCAGAGTTCTCTG